AATTCTCGTACCATTAGCAATGTTTGCAAAATCTGTAACTGTAATCGTTGCATTTCCAAAACGACCACCAAAAATATGTCTATGCCAAGCTGTAACTTGTTGCTCCCTTTGATAAGTTAAACCTATTAATTCACCATCGTCTCTAACTCCCCAAACAATTTGATTAGGTTCTTGTTGGTAAGTCATTTGTGTTACTCCGCTTTCTGTAATATGCTCTGCAAGTATAGTCATGTCAGGTGCAAGATAACCATCAACATCAAAGTTATATGCTAGTTCTCTTATCTTTCTTTTTGCACGTTGTAAAAACAACGTAGCATTACCTACAGCTATAGCATCTACATTTGCTGCACCATGATTTGATTGTTTCTTAATTAATATATTTGTTGGCGTGATTGCACTATCTGTCCCTCCACCCGATACAGTAAACTCACCACCCGCTGTTCCAATAATTAAAGTTCTTGTAGCAGTCATAAACCTAATCGCATTAACTTGGTTAGATGCTATGGTATAAATAATTGCATCATCATCAGCTACAGTACCACCAAGGTTTGCATCCATATTTTCGTAATCACCTGATTTTGAAAAGAATATTGTTTGTGGTTGATTAGTTGTTCCTGCAAAAACTAATCTTTGTTCAAAGAACGTAACACAAGAAGGATGTCCTGTTGTATCTGAAAAAGCTCCAAGTCTCCAATTTTCTGTAGCAGTTGATGCAGAAAGTGTAGTTAATATTTCAATCGTTGCATTTGTTGTATCTGTAACAGCAGTTATTTTTGCATAACCACCATGAAGAAAAACAAATCTACCAACATCTGTTGATAAAAATCCTGAACCACTATTTATTCCTACAGTAGCGGAAGCTACCAATGATACACCAGTTCCCACTGCCGTAGCTCCAGGATTTAAAGTTGTAGTAGTTATGTTAGCATCTTGCATTGGACCTTTAGTAAAATCAACATCAGTTAAAGTCCAAGAGGTATGACCTGTACGAGATAATTTTTCTACTTCATGTTCAGGATGAGTGATGTACATAACATCAGCACTTTGTGCAAATTTAATATCAAAAAGTTGTGCAGTGGTATAAGGTGTTGTGATTTCAAAAACTTTATTAGATACACCTCCTGAAGTATAAGTCGTAAAACTTGTACTGTTTACATTTGTTCCATCTTTATCTGTTAATTCAAATGTATTAGTTGTTTTATTTGCAACTAAAAATCTTTTACCATTTACTTCTGTCATGCCACCCACAGCAGTAATAACAACTTCATCACCATCAGAATAACCATGTGAAGTAGCAGTTACAACAGCGGGATTAGCTTTAGTAATAGCAGATATAGTTTTATCGCCTTCTAAAACAGCACCATCATCTTTGTAAACTCTTATCTTAAGATTAGAAAACTCAAGCATATAAGTTTGAGTTGTAGAAAATTCAAAAGGGATTAATCTTGTTTTGTTAGCACTACTTGCTACTTCAGCTACAAAAGTTGTTCCTGCTCTTCTAGCTGCTGCTCCATGTGGATAAACAATGAAGTTCTCAAGAGTCTTACATCCTGAAGAATACTTCGTTAGATCATTACGACCATCTAAACGTGGTGAAAGTTCTCCACCTGTAAAGTTGGTCAGCTGTGCTGCAACTCTAGCCATGTGTTAAAACCTTGAGTTTATAAATGTACTAGACTCTATCTCATCTGTCATACCAAGATCAGGTGAAGTGTTTTGACCTTCAGTAGCATCTACAAATCTAGCGTCTCTTAATTTATCTTGAAATAATTGATACATATTTTGAGTTACAGGATTTGAAGATGTAACTCCGTATGCGATGTCTGCTGCTAATGCAGCTGATATAGTTTCTCTTAATAATTCATCATATTCATTTGGATCAGTAACTCTTGAAACATATAAAATTTTCATGCTTGATGCGTTGCTTAATATCTTTCTACCTTCTACTTTGTAGTTAGAATCAAAATCTAATATACGAAGTAGTCTCATACAATCTGCTGGTAAAGTATATTGTGAACTAAAACCCCAAGCAGGTGTGTCTGTATCTGCTGCGAGTTCTACTCGTTTCTGTAAACAGTTCCAAGGATGTGATCTAAATAATGCGTCTCTAACTTGTGTATATCTTGCGTTGCAAAGTCTTGCGTTCTTTGAATCTTCTGTGAGTGAAAGAATAGTAGTTGCTCCTAATTGGTTTAATGCTCCATTACAAATGTCTACTACTGATGCCATATTTTTTCCAAATGTCCTCGTTAGAAAGATTTAGTTCATCTTTCTTTTGCTTTGTTAATTCGTTGATACTACCTATATCAATTTTTTCAACTAAAGCATATCTATAAATCTTATTATCGTTTCCCCATTGAAAATGCAACAAAAGTCTAGGCTCTTTGTAAATATCTATGAGTCTTGGGTCAAATCTAGCTCTTGTCATGAAATGAAAGATGGGGGATTGCTCCCCCACCTAAATTGTTGATTAGTCTACTGTATATTCGATAACGAAACTTAAATCACCAGCAGTATCACCAGCTGCATCAAAAGTTAATGCAACATAGTAATATCCACCAGGGTCAGATGATTGTCCAGCATCTTGCCAAACTTTCTGTCCCATTGTGTTTATGTTTCTAGCTTCAAATGCTACTTCAGTTCCTGTCGTTACAGCACCTCTAAGGTCTGTAATCGCAGAAGCATAAGCATCATCATCAACCGCAGCAATAGCTGTATCGTATAATCCAACATCTGTTGTCATAGTCGTTCCAGAATCTAAGTCGTCATTAAACAACTTGATTGAGGAAATACTAGCATTAGTTGGTATAGGTGCTAACATAACTGTGTCACTAGCTGACAGGTCTCCAGCAGCTAAAGCAATTGTACCTTGTGCAATTCTTTTTGCACCATGTAATTGCTGTGAGCTATTTTTAACCTGAGGAACTGCAACAAAGTTAGTTACTATATCTGTATTTACGTTTGCCATAATTTATTTCCTCCTATTATGCTTCGTGACATTTGATTTCTACCACTTTTTCTTCTTCCATTCGAGTAGCTCCAATGCTCATGCAGTAGTAAACTTGAGTAGCGTAAGACTTATCGCTTCTTTCGTCTATTCTAGCTTGAACATCTTTACCAACTCCTAAAGTAATACCATCTTGTGCGAAAGCGATTACTTTTCTTTTAGAAGATTCGATAGATAATCTGTTTGATACTATAAAGTTAAAACCTAAGAACGAGTTGATTTCACCATTAGCCAATGCTTTGACAGTGTTGAAATCTGAACTTGTTACTTCAGTTGTACCTAATAGATCAGTGATTTGTCTAGGTCCTACTATTATATGTCTAGCGATTGAAGGGTCTACACTTGCTAAATCGAACTTTTCTTTTGCAGTTCTTAATTTTGCAATAGTCAAACCATCTGTACCTGATTCAGCAATTTTTTGCGTTGAAGGTAAAGCAGTTGATGTTGATCCTGTTTCGCCAGTAAAAGCAGTTCCTAAAGCGGCACTGATTACTACATCATCCATAGCTCTTCCCATTGCCATAGCAGCAGCTTGAGCATAAGATGAAGTCGGGTCTATTAAGAGTCTTACTTTGTCTTGTTGATCTATTAGATCAGCGAATTCATAATCCGAAAGAGATACTCTACGTCTAGCGTGAGGTGTATCTATTTGTGGAGTGTCTGAATGTCTGCTAGTTTTTTCAACAGCAGTTACTGAGCCAACTTGATCGAAGAAAGCATTTTTTCCTGTAACACTTTCAAGTCTTACTTTGTCTCTTAATAACGATCCCATTTGTTGAGATAGCATTTGTACGTTTGCAGAGTACTGCTGTACAAAAGCTGTAGTTATTTGTGATGACATAATTGTCTCTCCATTTTATTGTTATTATTAAGTTAAACAGAAAGGTTCTCCACCAAAAGGTAGGCATCTCTTGCATTTTAAGTCTGTTAGACTAGAGTCTATTCCTTCTTGTCAGTAGGGTTCTTTCGAATTGTCCCACTAATTATCCATTTATAGTATTCTTGTGCGATTGGCAAGGGATTATTTTTTTGATACTCCGTACCATTTTCTTTAACGATACGAAGTACCTCTAATCTAATTTCTTCTTTGTTTAAATGGTTATCACTTGCCATTTAACATTTCCCTAAGTGTATAAACTTGTTGAACTTGTTTATCGTGACTAGGATGATTTTTGTTCCAATAAGGACTAGCTTTATCATTAATAATTGTATCAATCTCATCTTGTATACTTTGATTTGATTGTACACTTTCGCTTTCTGTTGAAACAATTTTATCTTCTGCCATCATACCTGCAATCTTTGCAAATCCTCTTATGATTTCAGGATGATCTCCAAGTCTAGTTCCATTTGATAAAGTCATATCAAGTATCTCAGGTTTCATATTGGCTTTAGCCAATGAACCCGCTTGTTTTACTTTGGTATCAAACTCTCTACCCCACTCTGATCTAAGTTCTTGTTCAGCTTGAGCTTGAGCAGTTTCTGTATCAATCTTAGCTTGTTGAGCTGTGCCTTCCATGTTTTGTTTATAAAACTCTAAAAGACCTTGAGCTTGTTTATTATTCAAACCAAGTTTGTGAGATGTTTCTGCAAATTGTTTTACAGCATTTTCATCTAAAGAAACAACTTTAGATTTTGCATCTAAAGAATATTTTTCAGCAGACTCAGGTCTACCTAGTTTATCATACACTTCGTTCCACTGATCCTCTGTAGAATTATTTGTAGGTATGACAACTTTATCTTGACCAATCATTCTTGTAGCATTGATATAGCTTTTTGCTAACGCATCAATCTCTGTAAATTTTTCTATATTAGGATCGTTTCTATAAACTTCACTAATAGATTCTTTCCAAGTTGATTGTGTTGTTGATGTTGTTGCTTCTTGTTTTGTTTCTTGTGTCGAAGGTTTAACTGTTTCTGTAGATGTTTCTGTCTTTTCTACAGGCACAGTTTCCTGTGTTATCTGTTCGCTTGACATAGTTACTTACCTTTTTCGTTATCGTTTTGTAGCATTGCTTTTAAAAATAGAAGGATGCTACGTTGTCCTTCCATATATGCACTCTCATGACTATC